GACCGCAACGCCTACCGGCCCTGGTACTTCAAGAAGCGGCTGGAGGAGTTCGAGGCGATCGGGGTCGAGCGGGACCTGGCCGGCATGCCCGTGGGCCGGGTGCCCGCCGACTACCTGACCGCGGCCAAGGGGACGCCCCAGGCCAAGACCGTGGAGGCGTTCCGGAAGATGGTCCGCGGGGTCCGCCGGGACGAGAACGAGGGCCTGGTGCTGCCCACCCAGTACGACGTGGACACCAAGCAGCCGCTGTTCGACTTCGAGCTGATGAGCTCGGGCGGCACTCGGCAGTTCGACACCAACTCGATCATCGGCCGCTACGAGCAGCGGATCCTGATGACGGTGCTGGCCGACTTCATCCTGGTCGGGCACGAGTCGGTCGGCTCCTACAGCCTGCACACCGACAAGACCGGGATCTTCCGGGCCGCCCTGAACGCCATCGCCAAGACCATCGCCGACACCCTGAACCGGTACGCGGTGCCCCGGCTGTTCGCGGTCAACGGCTGGAAGCTGGACCAGCTGCCCCGGTTCGAGCCCACCAACGTGGACCCGCCTGCCCTGGACCAGCTGGCCGCCTTCATCTCGGCCACCGCCGGTGCCGGCATGCAGTGGTTCCCGGACCCGGAGCTGGAGAAGTACGTCCGCGAGATCGCCCGGCTGCCGGAGATGACCGAGGACGACGTGGACTACAAGCGGGCCATGTTCCAGCAGCAGCAGGCCATGGAGTTCGCCCAGGGTCAGATGGACCTGCTGGGCACCAAGCAGAAGGCGGAGATGACCGCCCAGGGCCTGAGCCCGGAGCAGGCCCAGATCCACGCCGAGACTCCGCACCCGGAGACCATGGCGGCCCAGGCCCACGGTGAGCAGGAGGCGGAGGCCACCCGGCGGCTGCACCCGGTCGGCCAGGCCGATGCTGCGGACGCGCAGATGCAGATGCAGATCGAGCAGAGCCGGGAGGAGATGAAGAACGCTCCGCCGCCGGCGGACCCGAACGAGGACAAGCGGTTCGCCCGCGAGAAGCAGAAGGCCGACCAGGACGAGAAGTACGCTGCTGTCGGGCACAAGCGGGAGACCGAGAAGATGAAGCTCGCCGACCAGCTGGCCGAGCGGAAGCACAAGCGGGACATCGGGGTGCTCCGGGAGAAGAAGAAGCAGATCGGACGCCCGGACCGACGGCAGCCCACGGCCAAGAAGACCGCGAAGAAGCCTCCGCCGAAGAGAGGGAAGTGAGATGCCCTACAAGAGCGCGGCTCAGCGCGGCTACCTGCACGCCCAGCACCCCGAGATCGCGGCCAAGTGGGACGCCGAGATCCGGGCCAAGAAGAAGCGCAAGCGGGTCAAGAAGAACCGGGGCGACGGCTGGCTGAAGCCGGTGGTGGCCGGCACCGTGGCCGGTGGCCTGGCCAACCAGTTCCCGCGCGTGCAGGACATGGACCGCCGGCGCAAGCGCGGAGCACCGAAGCGCAAGGGCATGGCCAAGCGGCTGGAGGCCCCAACCTGGCCCGACGACGGGTTCTTCAACGCCCGCGCGGCCCAGGAGGCCTACGACCTGGTGATGAAGATGGACCCCGACGCCGCGCAGATGTTCGTGACCTGTGTGGTCACCGATGCGCTCGAGGCCGACATCGAGGCCAACCAGCGCACCCTGCAGAAGCACCTGGACCAGGTGGTGGCCAAGCAGTTCACCGACCTCAAGCGAGCCACCATGCGGGTGGTGGGCAAGCGCAGTGGCGAGGAGGACGAGCAGGACCAGATCGGGTTCGCCCAGGCGCTCACGGTCCTGGAGAGTCTCTGCACCGTCAGCAAGGCCGACGACGATCACATCCCGAACTGGGCCTTCGAGCGGAAGATCCGCCGCAACCCGGGCACCGGGCAGTTCCAGACCAAGGTCAAGCACACCCAGACCAAGCCGATCAACGACAAGGTGGCCCACCAGCTGGGGATCCCCAAGCACCCCAGTGAGTCCAAGAAGAAGGGCGCGCTCAGCGCCAAGGAGAAGGCCCAGTACCAAGACGAGTACCGGCAGCTGGCCAACTTCCTGGGCGCGGTGCACCAGTCCACGCCCAACCCTGGGGACAGCAAGGTCCACCTGCACTTCGAGGACCACCACGGCAACGAGTGGGTCGAGGAGGCGGTCAGCACCCGGCCGAGCCCGAGGATGCTGGACCCCCAGGAGAAGAAGCTGACGGCGATCGCTGCCTACCCCCACGGCCTGAACGTGGGCGGCGCGGCCTTCGGGCTGGCCGGGGCGATGGGCGGCGGCATGGGTGGGGACCGGATCTCCCAGATCAACGCCGGGGCCCGGGGGATGCCGGACTTCGCCCAGTCCTGGACCGCCGACTACGGCCGGGCCAACACCAATGCCCAGCTCTACGGCCGGACTGCGGCCGGCGGCAAGCTGCTGGCCGATGTCACCCCGGCCGGGTCCAAGGCGAACCTGGCCGGGCACTTCGGGTCGTTCGTGGGCCAGTACGGTCCGCAGGCCGAGGCCGTGATCGGCCCGCCCGCGCGCAAGACCGCCTACCGGTACCGGGGCACCGAGAAGAAGCCGGACCCGGAGATGGTCGAGGCCTACCGCCAGCAGATCAACCGGCAGATGGCCAGCCGGAGCGGGTTCGGCGACGAGGACACTCTGAAGGCGACCAAGACCGCCCAGACCCGGGCGCTGAAGGCCGAGCAGAACAAGATCGCCGAGGAGACCAACACCCCGGTCGAGGCGGTCCGGATCCCCAACGAGCGGCGGGTGGAGATCCTGAACGCCGCCAAGGACCAGGTGCAGGGCACCAGCCGGCCGAACAAGCCCACCTGGCAGGAGCAGAACGCCGCCGGCGCGGCGATCATGGACTACCTGCAGCGGCCCGCCTCCGAGGGTGGAGCAGCGCCGCAGAAGGGTCTGTACAACCTCCAGCTGGCCTCGGGGAACACCCCACCGTCGGAGGGCGTGATCCTGGACCGGGACGGCCAGATCGTCTCCCAGGCGATCGGCTACGGCGACGACCACTACCTGCCGTTCAACCTGAAGAACCTCAAGGGCCTCAAGGGCGGCTCCTACATCCGCAACCGCTCGGTAGGTGGGCTGACCAGCGAGGACATCTACACCGGGCTGGTCTCCGGGGCCCGCCGGGTGACCGTGGTCAGCAGGTCGGGCACGTTCACCATGGAGTTCGAGCCGGACTTCCGCGGCGGGCGTCGCCACAACGACAAGGCCGCCCGGATGACCAGGCGCTACGAACAGCTCCTGGACGCGGTGCAGTCCGAGCAGGTCGAGAACAAGGGCATCGACCCGGAGATCCGTCGCGCGATCACCCAGAAGGTCCGGACCCAGTACGCCGACGTGCCGACGGTCACCAGCGCAGAGCTGCGAGCCGAGATCACCCGGCGGGTCGAGGACTACAAGTCCAGCCCGGACCTGGACGCCGAGACCGAGCAGTACATCGACCTGGTGGTCAACAACCGGACCGCTGGGATGACCACCGTGGACCGGCACAAGATCCAGGCCCAGGTCATGAATGACGTGGCTCGGGACAAGGAGTACCGGTACCGGCTGAACGGGAACGGCTACGCCGCCGCTCTGGAGGGGCTGCGCGAGCAGTTCCCCTACTACATCAAGGTCACCGCCAACCCGACCAAGGAGCCCGAGCGGTTCGAGCCCGAGCAGGACCGGGGCTACGTCGAGCCCGGCAAGATCCGGCCGACCGCAGCCGCCGCCGGTCTGTTCGGTGGGGCCAAGCAGCCCGCCTTCGCCCGGATGGGCGGCAAGGTCTCGGCGGCCACCGCCGACTACGCCAGCCCGTTCCGCAAGCCCGCGCCCGAGGCACCGAAGCCCGCCGAGGGCGAGACCCCGAAGGAGGGTGGCGAGGAGCCGAAGAAGGAGGAGGCCAAGCCGGCCACGGTGGAGGGGATCCGGGAGCAGGCCAAGTACGAGGACGCGGCGGTGGCCATGCAGCAGAACCTGGTCGAGCACGCCGACATCGCCCCGAGCGCGGAGACCCGGTGGGCCAAGATGGACCCGACCGAGTTCCGGGCCTTCTTGGCCAACAAGGAGAACCTGGCCAACTTCGACCACTGGGTGATCCAGAACGAGGCGATCCTGACCGGGCGGAACGACCCGAACCAGACCGCGCACCACCGGGCGGTCCAGCCGGTGATGGCCGCCTACAAGATGGCTTCGGGCCGGTTGGGGCAGAAGCCGTACGAGCGGGTGCTGAGCCAGGAGTGGAGGGACAAGCCGTACGCCTTCGAGGGCAAGGCCTACCAGGCCGGAGCCGACGAGGCGACCCGGCGTACTGAGCTGCGCCGGATCAAGGCCGACCGAGTAGGCGTGGTCAACCTGAAGCCGGTCAGCCAGATGACCGATCGCGAGCTGCAGCAGGAGGTACTCGCAGTCGCCCAGGTCCGGCGCGAGCTGGGCGGGCTGGGTACCGAGCCCACCCTGGAGCAGAAGAAGGCACTCTTCCAGGGCATCAACCGGGAGAGCCCGACCGTGCAGAGCGCCTTCGCCAGCCCGGACACGATGGACGACTACCTGGAGATGATCCACCGGACCCGGGCGGTCAACATCGGAGTGCCCGATGCCGAGCGAGGCTTCACCGTCGAGCACCACGAGAACACCAAGCCGCCGGAGCAGGGCATCGCCGAGGGGCAGAAGGTCGAGGAGGCCCGCGACCGGATGTCCTACCTGGCCGGGAAGGCGATGGAGCTGCACGCCGAGGACTCCGAGGAGCACCAGCAGCTGGCGCAGCTGAAGCTGGACCTGGAGGACAACCGGGACCAGATCCGGACGCCACGAGCGCTGGAGGGGATCAAGGACACCAACTCCGATGCCTATGAGCTGATCATGCGCGCGGTCCACGAGGGCAAGATCATCAGCAACGAGCCGGCCAAGAGCAAGGAGCTGCCGCCCGGCGGTGGTCCGATCCTGTCATGAGCATCACCCCGGCAGTCGAGCTCCGGTTCCACCCGACCGACCTCGACCACGCCGCGCTGCGCGAGGCGATCCGCCCGCTCGGGTCACCGAGCCAGGCGATCGAGGCAGCCCTGGTGATGGCCCGGCTGTCGGTGATCACCGCGGCCAAGGCCGAGGTGGCCCAGCTCACCGGGGAGATGAGCTCGGCCAAGCTGATCGGGGCTGCAGACCTGGCCTGGCAGCTCTACATGCCCAAGTTCGTCCGGGCACTGGGGCCGGTCTTCGCCGCCCAGTACTACGAGACGATGAAGGCGGCCGGGGCCGGGGAGATCCCGATGGCCACGGTCTACGCACTGGCCGAGCAGCACGCCAGCCGGGTCGGCACCTACTACCACGAGTCCAGCCGGGACGCGCTGGTCAGCGGGTTCAACACTTTCGTGAACCGGCGGATGACCGAGCGGGTGGCCGCCGACCGGGTGCTGGACGGCTACGGGCTGACCGCCCGGGGGATGTCGGGGTACACCACCCGGGCCCTGGACAAGGCCGCGACCAGCACCCCGCTGAAGCTCAAGCAGCGGGCCCTGGACTACATCGGCACCTCGGTGCGCCGGCGCTCCAAGCTCTTCGCCACCCAGGAGGAGCACAACATCTCCATGCAGGCCCAGCAGGTGGCCTGGATGTGGCTGCAGGACAAGGGCCAGCTCTCCCCGGCTGCGGAGAAGGTCTGGCTGACCGCCCGGGACGAGCGGACCTGCAAGGTCTGTGCGCCGATGCACAACGTCCGGGTGCTGCTCTCGGAGCGGTTCACCCTGCCCAACGGCACCAAGATCTACGTGCCCGGGGTGCACCCGAACTGCCGGTGCGAGACCCGGCTGCTGGACCACCCGTGGAAGGCCGAGACCAGCAAGTCGTTCAGCACCGCCCGGCTGATCAGCAAGGCCGACCCCTGGGACCCCAAGGAGCACCCGCGCGGCGGTGACCCGGAGAACCCCGGCCGGTTCAGCGCGAAGGCGAGGTCGGCTCCCAGACCCAAGCCCGTGGCCGAGCGTGAGGACACCGGGCTGCAGGAGTTCCTGGACACCGCGGCCAAGGAAGCACAGCGGCAGGCACACGCCGAGGCGCTGGAGGCGTTCCTGGATCCCCCGCTCGAGCCCAAGACGAAGATCGGAGTGACCGAGCCGAGGATCAGGATCGGCACCGAGCAGAAGATCAAGGTCGGCACCGAAGCCAAGACGCAGATCGGGGCCGGGACCACCGTGCCCAAGATCGGCATCAAGCCCACCGAGCGGACCAAGGTCGGACTGCGGCCGGAGCAGAAGACCCTGGTCAGCGCCGACACCCAGAAGATGTTCGTGGCCTATGACGAGCGGGCCAAGCGCGTCCCGAGGGCTCCGGAGCCGAACAAGCGGCTGAAGAAGAAGACCGTGCTGACCAAGGACAGCGACGGCAACCTGCAGCCGGTGTACTACATCGCCGGGCCGTGGGAGGAGATCGACCAGAACGGGAACATCGAGCTCCACGACGAGATGGAGTTCATGACCAACGGCGAGCAGGCCGCCTACATGGCCGGGCAGGAGTTCGACCAGAACATCAACGACACCGCCGAGCGGATCATCGACAACGCCGAGAACAAGATCACCCAGACCTTCGGGGACGGCCGGAAGTTCGAGGCCACCGTCGAGGAGGGTGATGTGTACGAGATCACCGGCTGGGCGGCCTACCAGAACGTGGCCGACGTGGACTGGCAGGGCGACCAGATCGCGCACGTGACCTGGAAGGAGGTGGACGCAGCCGACAACGTGGTCGAGGGTGGCGATGAGTACGTCGATGACGTGCGGTACTCCGAGATCGCCGAGGAGTGGCACCTGGAGCCGAGCTTCTTTGAGATGAAGGTGCTGGTGCTCACCGAGGGCCACGAGTCCGAGCGCGGCCAGACCTGGCAAGCCAACTTCAAGGACAAGAACGGCTACGACTCCTGGATCGCCACCGGCCAGTACCACACCAAGGAGAGCAACCGGGTGCAGGTCGGGGCTGCGATCCCGGTCAAGTTCGTGGAGCTGGAGCCACAGGACCCGGTGTACGAGGAGGTCGATGAGCCAGGTGTCGGCTGGCGTGAGTAGACCAGATCGCGATCATGAAGGTATGAGCGACTCCGAGCTGTACGCCACCGACGAGACGTTCCGTGCGGTGGCCGACCTGCTGTTCGGCGGTGGAGGCGACCAGCTGCTGGCCCAGATCAGCAAGGCCAACCCCAGTCAGTCCGACCTGGCCACCGCAGACCGGAAGAAGCGTCGGCTCACCGCGGGGCTCAGCGCCACCGGGGCCGTGGCCGGCGCGGCCGGCCTGGGCTATGCCGGGGCCAAGATGGGCCAGGCGGCCCGGGGTGCCTACAAGGTCTCCCCCCACGCGCGCAAGGGACCCCGGCTGGCCGGAGCGCTCAAGCACGGGGTGAAGTCGGAGAAGGGCGCTGCGGTCCTGCTCCCGCTCGAGGTGGCCGGGCTGGGTGGTGAGGTGATGGCGACCCACATCCTGCACGGGGACACCAAGCGCAGCTCACCGAAGAAGGGCTCCCTGGTGAAGAAGAACGATGTCAACGACATCGTGTCCCAGGCCGGCTCGATCCCGACCAAGCGCAGCATCACCCGGGCGGTGGTGGCCAACCCCAAGGTCCAGGCCAAGGGGATCGAGACCACCCAGAAGACCGCCGGGATGCTGCGGAAGGTGCCGAGCAAGATCAAGACCTCGAACAAGGTCGAGAAGCGGAGCGAGCCGGTCGAGGTCACCTGGTCCGGGGAGTTCGCCAAGGCCGACGCGGAGAAGCAGCAGATCTTCGGCTGGGCCTCGGTGGTGGAGGTGGGCGGCGAGCCGGTGCTGGACCTGCAGGGCGATGTCATCTCGCCCGAGGAGATGGAGAAGGCCGGCTACTCCTACGTGATGAAGTCCCGCAAGGGCGGGGACATGCACCTGCGCGACAACTGGGCCCCGATCCAGAAGTCGGAGATGATCGAGTCCTTCATCGTCACCGACGACAAGCGGGAGGCGATGGGTCTGCCGGACTCGGTGCCCACCGGGTGGTGGGTCGGGTTCCAGGTCCAGGACCCCCAGGTCTGGAGTGACATCAAGGCCGGGAAGCGGACCGGCTTCTCCATCCACGGGACTGGAAGGCGGACCCCGGCATGACCAAGAAGAAGCAGGAGACCGGGACCGGGAACATCGCGGTCGGTGGCGCAGCCACCGCCTACGGTGTGGCCCGAGCGCCGATACTCCGATCCGGGAGCAAGGACATGTCCCGGATGCAGAGCGCCTCCGCGAAGAAGCAGGGGTCGCGCTACCAGGCCGAGCTGCACCAGGCGATGCAGCGCGGAAAGGTCAAGACCGACAGCCCGGTCCACGTGCTGCGGACTCCCTCGGGGCGGCACATCAACGCCGGCGGTACCCACCGGCAGATCGCCCGGGAGGCGATGGGCAAGCCGAGCGAGTACAAGGTCAAGGACATCTCCCACGAGCTGCACGTCACCCCTGCCCAGAAGGTGAGGGGCAAACTGCGGGTCGCTGCGCTGGCGCACGGCTCCAAGCGGGCCGAGGCGGGCAAGACGACCAAGCCGGTCGGTGACAAGGCGCGGATCGTGAACCGAGTCAAGGCCATGGGTGCCGATGCCACCGATGCCCACATCTGGTCGCACCCTTCGGCCATCGAGGGACCGGTCAAGCTCGGTCGCAAGGCGGGCCTGATCAGTGCCGGCATCATGACCGGTGCCGGCGCCTTGAGCACGGGTGTTGGACTCCACCAGCGCCACGAGTGGAAGAAGAAGACCGTTCGCAAGAGCAGGGCGATGAGCGACACCGAGCTGCGGCAACGGCGGAAGGTCCAGGGCAACATCGGCCGGACCACCTCCACCCTGGGCCTGGGCGGGCTGGGGATGACCGGGGCCGCGCTGGCGGCCCGGAAGTCTCCGGGCGCGCTGAAGGCACTGCAGAGGGTCCCGAAGGTCGGGGCCAAGCTCGGCAAGACCCCGGAGGAGGCCTCGGGCAAGCTGAAGACCGCTGCCATCAACACCGGTCTGGTCTCGGGTGGCATCGGGGGTGTCGGCGGGTTCAACCAGGCCTCCATCTACTCCGACGAGGCCAGGCGCAGGAAGCCGGTGGCCAAGGGGCTGACCGACGACGTGGGCTGCTACGGCGAGGAGGGCGTCAGCAAGAAGGACTGGCAGCCGAGCGCCTCGAAGCACGACTCGGAGCGGTCGAGGATGAAGCGGTCCCAGGCCTACGAGGACGTGGGTGGGCCGGTGACCGGAGTGCTGGCTGCCGGCGCGGGCTACAAGGGGGCCAAGGCCGGGAAGCTGCTGCGGGCCAACCGAGGCGTCCACGCCAACGCCAAGAACCTGCCGAACGTGATGGGGGCGATGGTCAGCCGCCGGGCGGCTGCGGTCTCGCACGGGAAGACCGGGCTGGCCCTGGGTGGAGCAGCTGCGGCCACGGGCGCGGCCACCCTCGGAGTCCGCAACCGGAACCGGTCGAAGTCCTGGGCTCCGTACGCCAAGCAGAGCGCGTTCGGGGTCACCCACGAGCCGGTGGACCTGCCATGAGTGGACAGCATCGTGAGACTGAGAACTAGAGGTAGATGACATGCCGCGAAAGAACCACCTGACCGACATGGAGATCGATGAGATCTCCACGGTTGACAAGACCGCCAACCAGCTCTCGCGGTTCGTCATCGCGAAGAGGGCTCCCGAGGAGGATCAGATGCCCCAGATCTATGACCAGGAGGGAACCCCCCTCGACATGAACCAGCTCGAGTTCGGCGACGTGGTGTTCGATGACGAAGGCCAGGCCTACGAGTACGTCGAGGAGACCGACGAGGACGAGGACGCCGAGGCCAACAAGGACGAGCTGGTGGAGACCGGCAAGTCCGCGTTCTTCGAGAAGTCCACGGGCGCCAAGCGTCAGGTCGCCAAGCGTCAGACCGGCTCGTTCTCCCAGCAGGTGATGGAGGAGCTGTCCAAGGCGTTCAGCGACGACGACCGGGATGCGGTCATCGTCAAGGCTCTGAGCCGGGTCGAGGAGCTGGAGAAGGCTCAGCAGGAGGCGGCGCAGATCGCCAAGTCCGAGCGCGACCTCCGACTGACCCGGGAGTACGTCTCCAAGGCCGCCGACTACAACCTGCCGGTCGCACCCGAGGAGCTCGGCCCGGTGCTGTACCGGATGGCCGAGACGATGAGCTACGACGACTGCTCGGTGATCGCCAAGTGCCTGGAGACCGCCGGCACCATCCTCTTCGAGGAGGCCGGCTACCAGGGCGGCGGCGACAACGCCGACATCTACAGCCAGGTCGAGGCCCATGCCCATGACGTGTTCGGCAAGGCCGAGGACTACAACACAGTCGAGGCCGTGAACAAGGTCTTCGACGCCAACCCCGACGCGTACGACGAGTACCTGCTCGCGCAGCGGAACCGATAGGAGGGAAGCTCGATGGCCTACGAAGAGAGCCTACGGTCGATCACGCTGAACGCGGACTCGTCCCTGGGCGTCTACACGGGGGTGCCGGGTCAGCCGGGCTCCCCGGACCCGCACGGAGGCAAGCAGTACCACTTCGTGAAGATCACCGGGGTGCACCAGGTCGGACTGGCAGGTGCCACCGGCGCGGTCTGCGGAGTGATGCAGAACAAGCCGCAGGGGTCCGGCCAGGCTGCCACGGTGGCCATCGCCGGCGTCTCCAAGGTGGTCAGCGATGTGCCGATCACCGCCGGCGCAGCCGTCCAGGTCAGTGCTGACGGCCAGGCCGCCATCACCGGCACCGGCCCTGTGGTCGGTCTCGCCCTGTCCACCACCGCCAACGCCGGAGAACTCGTCAACGTTCTCCTGACGCTCTGAGATGCCGAACCCCACCCAGAGCGATCTCCACGTCAACGTGCCGTTGACCAACGTGTCCGTCGCCTACATGCAGGACAAGGCGACGTTCATCGCGGACAAGGTGTTTCCGCGAGTGCCGGTCCAGAAGCAGTCGGACATGTACTGGAAGTACTCCAAGTCCGACTGGCGTCGGACCGACGCGCAGAAGCGCGCGCCGGGCACCGAGTCGGCCGGAGTCGGCTGGAAGCTCGACACCGGGCAGTACTTCGCCGAGGTCTGGGCTGTCCACAAGGACATCGATGACCAGGTGCGAGCCAACGCCGACAGCAACTGGCGGCTGGACTCCGACGCGACGCAGTTCGTGACCAACCAGCTGCTGCTGCGCAGGGACCTGGACTGGAACTCCAAGTTCTTCGGCACCGGCCTGTGGGGCACCGACCTCACCGGCAAGACCGGAACGATCGGTGCTGGTGAGTTCCTGCAGTGGAGCGACTCAGCGTCCGACCCGATCGTGCAGTTCGCCAACCTGCAGACCAACTTCGTGCTCCAGTCCGGCCGCAAGGCCAACACGCTGGTGCTCGGGGCGAACACGATCATCGCGCTGAAGAACCACCCGGACATCATCGACCGGATCAAGTACACGCAGAAGGGCGTGGTCACCACCGACCTGCTGGCCAGCCTGTTCGACGTGGAGAAGATCCTGGTCAGCTACGCCACCGTCACCGACGTGGCCGAGCTGAACGACGCCAAGGCCCAGGACGCCGCGGCGACGTACCGGTTCATGTCCGGCTCCAAGAGCGCGCTGCTCTGCTACACCCCGAGCAGCCCGTCCCTGATGACCCCCGCCGCGGGCTACACCTTCACCTGGAACGGGTACCTGGCCGGCAACGCCTACGGGATCCGGATGAAGAACTTCCGGATGGAGTGGATCGAGGCGGACCGGATCGAGGGCGAGATGACCTACGACCAGCGGATCATCGCCAAGGACATGGGGATCTTCCTCGCCTCTGCGGTCGCGTAGGAGAACTACCCTGACCCTGGACGGGCTGTGGACGCCACGCCGGCCCACAGCCCGTCCGCATGAGGAGGAGACGAGATGCCCGGGGACTCCAAGTTCGACGGCCGTGGGCAGCGCAAGTTCATCCGGAACATGGCTGCCGGCGGAGCGATCGGTGCTGCTGGCGGCAACGTCGGAGCCAAGCTCGCCACCCGTGGCCGGTCCAAGCTCCGTCCCATCCGCTCAGGCGCGGCGGGTGGGGTGCTGGCCGGCGGCGCGGGCGTGGCGATGGTCGCCCACCAGCGCAAGAAGAAGGTCCACAAGACTTCGGCTTTCGGAGTCGTGCACGGCTACCCGAAGGGACTCTGATGCCCAGCCAGCTGTTCGAGAACCAGGCGATCTCGTTCGTCTGCGCCAAGCCCTTCAAGTGGCGCGGCACCGACTACCACCAGGGCGACGAGTTCCCGCAGGAGGAGGCCAACAACGTCGAGACGATGGTCCGCTCCCGGTTCCTGATCCCGGTGGTCGATGACCTGTCCGACAAGCCCCGGCACTGGCACCGCGAGGTCCAGCTCCGCAGCGACGTGATGGCCAAGCTGAACCAGGAGGTCACCCAGATCGTGCTGCCCTCCACCGACGTGGCCACCGCAGACTTTGCCCGCCCCGAGGAGTCCCCTGAACCGACGCAGACGGACGAGACCGATCCCGGGGCGGGCGAGGCCCCGGAGGTCCAGGCAGCTGCCGAGGCCGTGCACACCGAGCAGTACGACCCCAGCTACCACACGGTGCTCGAGGTCAACGCGTACCTGGAGTCGCATCCCGACGAGCGCGCCGAGGTCCTCGAGCGAGAGCAGGCCGGGAAGAACCGCAAGGGAATCGTGGAGGTCTGATGGACCAGCTCTCCGCCTTCGGCATCGACCACGGCTACTCCGAGGTCGAGAAGATCGCCAACCCGATCAACGCGCTGCGCACCTTCGGCGGCGCGGCCAAGACGGCCGCCGGTCCGGTGAAGGTGTCAATGGCAAGCGGCGGCGGTGCGCACCGGGCTGCCGGGATGTCGTCGGTGCCCAAGCCGGCCGGAGCGATCCGGCAGGCGACCGCCGGACTCGGGGCGAGCGTCTCCGGCGGCCTGAAGCAGCTGGGGGCCAAGGTCTCCGGGGCGTCGGGCAAGCGCGCGGTCCCGACCATGCGCAGCCGGGCTGGCGGGGCACTGACCGGCCTGGGCCAGAAGTCGTTCAACCACCCGATCGGCACCGGGGCCGCTGCCCTGGGGGCCGGAGGTGCCGCGGTAGGAGGCGGAGGGGTTGCAGCCGGGAATGCCTTCGGAGGTCGTAGGCGGCAGCCGTGAGCGGCACCTACAGCTACGACGCGCCGGGAGTCAGCGACAAGGACACCATCCGGTTCCTGCTCCAGGACACCGACCCGCACAACGCTGGGGAGTGGCAGGTCACCGACGAGGAGATCGCCTGGGCCTACGACACCTGGTACCCCGTCTACGGCTCGCACGCCTACGTAGCGGCGACCCTCGCTGATACGATCGCGGCGCGTTACGCACGCGAGGCGTCCTACTCCGCCGACGGTGTGAGCGTGTCGCTCGGACCGGTGGGGGACCAGTACCGGGCGCTGGCTGCGTCCTTGCGGGAGCAGGACAAGTCACTGCACGTCGGGGGATACCCGGACGTTGGTGGGATATCCCCCGGCGAGCAGCTCGAACCGGGCACCAAGCCGTTCGCCTTCGGCAAGGGCATCCACGACAACATCGAGGCCGGCCCCCAGGAGTACGGCGGGGTCTACCCACCAGACCAGACCACCCACCAGGTCGGAGTGCCGGACGCCGAGCAGATCGTAGAGCCGTGACCAGCCCGATCAGCGCCGAGGCCCGCCAGTACGTCCGGGCCCGGGCCACCGAGGTGATGGAGTACACCTGCCGGATCACCCGTGGGGCACCACCTGAGGGCTACGACGAGGACACCCTGGTCTACACCCCGGCCGGTCTGGCCGAGGAGGTCTACACGGGCCCGTGCCGGATCTGGGAGGTGGCCGGGGCTGCCTCGGTCGTGGTCGGAGACACCGACGTGTACCAACAGACGACTCAGCTGTCCATCCCTTGGGACACTTCGGCGCTCATCATGCGATACGACGAGGTGGAGATCCTGACCGCGCCCCAGGACTCCCAGGTAGTCGGCAAGCGCTACGAGATCCAGACCGTGGCCAAGGCCGGGGAGCTGCGGGCCACCCGTCGCTTCGAGGTCACCGGGGTGATGTGATGCTGTCCGCCGATGGACTTTCAGCCTTCGGGATCGACCATGGGGTCTCCAAGAGCTTCGTCCCTGGGCCTACGGGTTACAAGAGGGCGGTCGCCTTGACCAGAGCCGAGCGGAAGCTGGTTGCCGGGCATACGCAGGCCATGAAGGATGATCGAGGGCTGCTTCGGTACGCGCCCACAACGACTGCGGAACTCGGCTCGAAGGGCGTGAAGTCTCAAGGTGTCCCGAAGAATCGGAGGGCTCTGGTACGTCGGGTCAACACCAGATCTCAGAACCTGAAGACGAGCACCTATCGGGATCGGATCGAGCGCGGTCTGCCAGCCAGTCCTCCGAAGAAGGTCCAGCCATGACCTCTGAGGCATCAGCCGACATCGGCAAGCTGGCCGAGGCCCTGCGTCAGACTGCTGCGGAGTCCCAGACCACCACCTTCGACGTGATGGTCCAGTCCGCCAACTACATCCGTAACGAGATGCTGGCCCTGGTCCCGGTCAGGACCGGGGTGCTGCGGAACTCGATCCACATCCAGGTGGAGACCGACAAGGTGGTGATCGGGCCCAACCTGAACCAGGCCCCGTACGCCGGCTACGTGGAGTTCGGCACCAAGCCGCACGTGATCCGGGCCAAGAAGGCCAAGGCGCTGAAGTTCCAGGTGGGCGGGACCACGGTGTACGCCAGGAAGGTCAACCACCCCGGCACCAGGCCGCATCCCTACGTCGAGCCGGCCTTCACCCACTGGGTGGACAGTCTCGGGACTATGGCAGCAGAAGCCAACGTGAGGACCTTCCGGAACAATGCCAGCTAGCCCGAGCACCCTGTCGCGAGGACCGATCACCAACCGGATCCTCGAGCAGCTCGCGACCGAGAACTTCCCGGTCGGGGACAACACCTCCCCGACCGTGCCGTTCGGCTGGCAGGGCGAGCCGAACGCTCCGGGGACCACCTTCACCCCCTGGCTCTCGCTGTCTCCGGCGGGCTCGGTACCGCAGAGCCCAGCAGGTCCGCTGGCCAACACCGGCGCGGACTGGAGGCTGTCCTACTCGGTCTTCTACGCCGGGCTCTCGCGCAAGCAGACCGAGGCGCTGGCGGACCGGATGCGCAACAACCTGATCTTCCTCGAGCGAGAGGTGATCAGCACCCAGAGCGGAGGCTGGAAGGTCCAGAAGGTCACCTGCACCGCGATCGGCAACACCAACCGGGTCGGCTCGGCCTACCCGGACTACTTCACCCAGGCAGACTCCTTCGAGGTCTGGGTCAGCAAAGGGAGCTGAGCATGCCGTACGGGAAGAGCATCACGGTCACCAAGGACGGCCAGAAGGCCGTCGTCCACGAGCGCTCCTGGTCGGTCTACGAGCGCAACGGCTGGACGCGCGCAGAAGACACATCTCTACCTTTAGAATCTTCAGATGGAGAAGACAAAGAAGACGTGCCAGGTTGATGGATGCGAGAGATCACACTACGGCCGTGGATGGTGCGCGGCTCACTACAACAGATGGCGGCAGACCGGCGATGTTGGCTCGGCTGAGATCCCTCCACGAGGTCGGCGGCCTGGCTGGCGTAAGTACGATTCCGATGTCTGCTCAGTGGATGGATGCGAATCTCCGCGCAAGGGTCTCACCTACTGCGGGAAGCACTACACCCGCTGGCAAAAGTTCGGCGACGTTGAGATCAGAACGCTGCATCAGTCCCAGAAGACGCTCAGTTACAGCGGGGTGCACAAGAGGCTCTGGCGATCACGAGGGAAGGCCAGTGAGCACCGATGCGTTGACTGCGGCGATCCCGCCACTGACTGGTCCTACGACCACAACGATCCCCACGAGTGTGTTGGTGAGTACGGCCCCTACTCCACCGATCCATCCCACTACCTGCCTCGGTGCAGGTCCTGCCATGGGGTTTTCGACAGAGCCGGATCGGGTCGGTACGAGTAGACAACCGGGGCACTCTAGTCATAGATGCCCGACTAGGAGGATCAGGACATGGCGCGGATCATTCCCAACGAAAACACCTGGATCGGGTTCACCCCTTCCGACATCACCGACGTGGCAGCCCCGACGGCAGCGGCCGTGGCAGCCGCGATCGACCTGACCGGCTGGTGCATCAGCCTGAACGCCTCCGCGCGCGGCAACACGGTGCCCACGCCCTCCTTCGACTCGTTGTTCGAGACCAGCACCGCTGGTACCTCGGCGGCGACCTTCGACGCGGACTTCTACCGCGACGACGAGGACGACACCGCCTGGGAAACCCTGACCAGGGGCATCCGCGGGTTCTTCATCATCGCCCGGTTCGGCGGCACCGGCACCGGCAACCTGCCCGTCGCGGGAGACGACTGCGAGGTCTGGCCGGTGATGATCACCTCTCGGACCATGGCCAACATGAGCTCGAACACGGTGCTCACCTTCACCGCCTCGTGCGCGGTGATGGAGGAGCCGGCCGAGGACGCGAAGGTCGCTGCCTGACCTGAGCCGGTCGCGGCAGTAGCATCGCTCCATGCCAAACACTCCAGCCAAGACGACTGAGGCCAGACAGAAGCAGTCGGCAGCAGACAAGCGCGCCACCATCGACCAGCTGATCAACAAGCCCCGCTCGGTCACGGAGTTCTCGATCTACCTCTCCGACGGCAACGGCGGATCCAACGAGCTGACCCTGAAGTACCAGGCGATCGGGATGCGGGAGTACGACAAGCTGGTGGGCAAGCACCCGCCCAAGCCCGACCAGCGGGCCGACGGTGCCTCCTTCGACATCGACACCTTCGCCCCGGCCCTGATCGCGGCCTGCGCGGTGGAGCCGGAGATCAGCACCGCCCAGGCCAAGGAGATCTGGGACTCCAACGACTGGTCGCGCGGCGACGTGATGGTGTTGTTCCGGCAGGCGGTGGAGCTGAACAACCGGGGCCTCGATGTCCCTTTCAGCGAGCGCGGCTGAGGGCCGATCCTGGGTTCTTCATGGAGATGGGGTTCTGCAACGAGCACGGCATACCCCACAGCCAGTTCCTCGAGTGGGATCCCGAGGACCGGGCCAAGGCGCTGGCCTACATCTCCGAGGCTGCCATCCGCTGCCAGATGTGCGGGACCGCTCCGTGGGAGTGGGAGGAGAACAAGTTCGCCTTCACCGCGGTCGAGGAGTTCTGCCAGGGCTGCTACCAGAAACAGGTCTTCAGTGACCAACAGGGCTCGTCACTGCCCGGTACCAATGTCAAACTGATCCCAACCACGCCACAGCTGACAGCCAAGCTGGCGATGAAGGCTCGGAAGCGCCGCGGGTTGAGCCTGGACTAGGGACGAGATGACGAGCCAGCCCGTTGAGGCCAACGTCGTACTGACTGCGGACAACAGCCAGTACGACCAGTCGATGACCGCCTCGGCCGGCACGACCGACCAGCTGATGGCCTCGGTGGACCAGCTGACGACCAAGGTCAGCAAGATGACCAAGACCGCCGGCAAGTCCCTGATCGGGATCACCGCCGCGGACACCGCCCTGATCGGCGGGGCCACCAAGGCCTGGAGCGACTACGAGAAGCAGATGTCGCGGCTGCAGTCCCAGTCGGCGGTGCTGTCGCGGACCAACGACCAGCAGAACAAGGTGATGAAGGACTACACCGGCACGGTGAAGAACCTTCGCAGCGAGTTCGGCACCACCACCACCGAGGCCGCCAAGCTCGTGGAGACCCTCTCCAAGGTCACCGACGTTCGGCAGACCCGGCAGCTGAAGGACCTCACCGAGACCTTCACCAAGATGGGCAAGGCCACCGGGGAGAGCTCCGATGGCCTGGCCTCCTCGCTGACCAACCTGCAGAAGGTGATGGGCGACCCCATCACCGCCAAGACCACCAAGCAGTACGCGGACACCTTCACCTACCTGGCGGCCCAGACCGGCACCTCGGCCCAGGGGCTGATGGACTTCACCGCCCAGCTGGCCCCGGTGGCCAAGGGCCTGGGCATGAACACCAAGGAGGTGGCCGGCTTCGCCACCGCCTTCACCAAGGCTGGGGCAGACGGTGGTGCGGCGGCGACCGCCTTCACCAAGGTCACCGGCGACATGCTGAGGTCGATCCAGTCCGGGTCTCCGGAGATGGCGCACTACGCGAACATGGTCGGGATGACCCAGCGCCAGTTCTCCAAACTGGCCAGGGACGACTCGGCCGAGGCTGTGGTCCAGGTCTTCGAGTCGCTGGCGAACAACAGCAAGACCGCCTCCACCGAGCTGGCTCGGCTGGGCCTGGACGGGCCGCGCACGATCCGGCAGATCATGTCCATGACCAACCAGCCCGGTGGCATCCGGGCGGCCATGGGGCTGGCCGAGGACCCACGAGCCAGGGGATCGGTCAACCGGGGCTACCAGGCCACCATGGCCGGGCTGAGCGACGAGTTCGACAAGCTGCAGGAGGACCTGAAGCAGACCGCCGAGGCCTTCGCCACCTATCTGGGCCCGGCCCTTGAGATGTTCTTGAGGGGCATGGAGAAGGCTGCCTCGGTCGTGCAGTCGATCACCGAGGGGCCGCTTGGCAAGTTCATGCAGATGGTGGCCGGCTTCCTGGCCCCACTGGCCGGCGCTGCCGGGCTGCTGCTGCTGTTTGCCGGGGCCCTGGTCAAGGTGGCCAGCGCCTTCACCCTGCTCCGCTCCTCGGCCGCCTACGGCCTCAAGGAGGGCTTCGGTGGTCGAGCCGGGCTGACCAAGACCGGGACTGACGAGGCTGGGCGCTCCATCTACGGGCCGATGGGCGGAGGCAGGCTGGGCACCCGTGGGGCCCAGCTGGCCGAGGACGGCACCTGGATCCAGCGCGGGATGTACAACGCCGGCACCTTCGCCGGCCAGGGCCTGGGTGCGTTCAAGCGCGGCGGGGCGGTCCCGGAGAGCTGGTATGCCACCCGGGAGGCGCTGAGCGCGAAGATGCCGTGGACCAGCCAGTACATCCGGCCGACCGAGGGCACCATGCGCACCCCGCTGTCCTACGTCGCCGGTGGCCTGGCCAGCGGGATCAACCAGTTCGTCACCCCGACCTTCGACCAGATGCGCTACGCCGACCCGACCAAGCGGACCCAGTGGGCGGGCCGGGAGGCCCCCTGGTCCTCGATCTCCCAGCGGATGGGCCTGGTCAAGTCGATGGGCGCGGTCGGCCTGGCCGAGACCCAGATGGC